TTTTCTTCTATATTCATGGGTATTTGTTTTTTATGTGGTTTTGTTCGATTGTGTTCTTTTCTCACTTACATTGAATCGGCGAAATTAACTGTCCAATTCTCCTCCGTCAGTTTCGCTATGATACCTTCCGATTCTAAGGAGGTTTGCGCCGCCGTGTTAAATGTCAACGCAGCAGCCGGTAGTCCCAACGTTTTTAAAGGAGCTACACCGCTTTCTCCGGCAGCATAGGCAAATACTCCTAACAGTTTTAAAGTTGCTTCATCGATATTCGGGGAATCTGCCAGCGATAGAGCGGTATGTAAGAAGATCACATCGCCGATCGACGATAAAGCCGAGCAGCCCTTGAACATGTTTGTCGCTTCTGTTACGTTCGAAAAATCCCAGTATTCAAGAGATTGCATAGATTGGTTATTATAGAATATAAAGCTACAATTAGCAATTTTCGGAATATTTATCTTCGGGAAATGAACGATAGGAATATTTGAAAAAGCGTATGTTGCGGTGACGATATCCGGTAAATCGATATTGCCTATTTCCGTTAGTTTTGAACTTTCAAAGGCGTTAAATGCGGTATATGCACTTTGAACGGATAAATTTAAGATCTTACTTATATTACTTCTCTGAAAAATTCCTTCTAATGACGGCACATCTAACGGCTCTATATTTACTTCATCATTTAGACTTTTTGTGCCACGAAAAGCCGCCACAACATTAGTCATTTTCCCCCAATTTAAGTTTGAAGGTAAAGAAATTAGAGATTTGCAGGTGTCAAAAATGTATGACAAATCCGTCACATTCGAGAAATCGAATACTTCGGGTACTTCCTCGAATGTAGAATAAGAGAATTTAATCCCCTCCGCCGCCACGTCGATTTTGGTAACGGGTACGAGTGTGCCCGTCAACTTCTCGCCTCGTGCATACGCCGTTTTTCCTTCGACAATATCGGCAGCCGTGGCCGTGGCGTCAGCCGTCATCTCTGCCAACGTAGGGCACTGTTTCGATGGTTGCCCGGCTTGTATCAATCCCAATCTTCCTAAACTCATGGCTTACCGCATTTTATTGATGTTAAGATGCAAATCTTCATCACCGACACTAACAGTCGTTCCAGCAGGGAAATAGAAACTGATAATCGTTCCGGTAGCCAAGACCAACCGGCTGTCCGTGCCGTCCGGATAATCGATTTGTATGACTTTTCCGTTTTCAACGCTCAACATATACACACCGGCTTCGGGCAATTCCACCGAATCCCCGCTTCCTTCAATGTAATATTGCTTTCCGGGCTGCAAAACCCCGATCGGGTTCCTATTTATATCTAATGGTTGATATTCGTTCATAACAGAAATGTTTTTAATCTTTATAATATCCGCGAATAACGGCTAAATTGTTTTCCAAGCCGGGAACCGAGGTGTCGAATGTCACCGTAAAGCTGTTTTCGATCACGATGCCGGGATCGTTTTTCAACTGCCACGATTCGCCGGGGAATATCTTCACATTTCCTAATACATAGGCAATCGATGTGCCTTGATTACGGAATATGATAATTGACGGGGAATTTGTGCCCTCGTTCTCGATCGTCCCGTTCGACGTTCGGATCGTGTTCTTATATATGATTTTTAGAGGTTTAATCATCGTTATCTCGTTTAAAAATGTACCACAATATTATACCGGCGCAAATGATGGATCCGGCAATGAAAAAGACGTTGAAACCAGTTTCTAACCCCATACTTTTTTTTTTAGATCAATCCACCTCTTAAATTCTCCTACGGTGATACGGTCGTCATGATCCAAATCTATACCGGGGTTTGCGTCGGCTATCACCTTCGCCGGGAGTGTCGATGTTTGCAACACATAGCTGTCCGGTTTTCCGAGAGCGGCGGGGAAGAAGGTAACGAGGTAAAGATCATACAAGGAGTTCATCTTTCCCCGATACGGATAAAAATATTTATATACGTAGTCGAGTTGGGCGACATTCGACATCTTCCGTAGGGCTTCGGTCGTCGTGCCTAACCCCTTCGCGGTGTCCGGCATGAACTGGATAAGGCCCGACGCTCCGCCATTCGGATTATAAGCCGCCGGATTCAACCCGCTCTCCGAGTTCATGACGAACATAAGCCAATCGGGCTCTATACCCAGTTTTGCGCAGATTAGTCGTACCTTCTGCAAGAATGCTTCCTTATTGCTTGTAACTTTATTTTCGAACCACATGATATATAGCTATTTATATTGTTATTCTTCCTGAATGACTAAAAACCAAACGAGGGCTACCGCTCCGATCGCAACGGCCCACTTCTTCCAGCGCAAATCCTGACCGGTGACTACCACGTCATCGAACCCGCCGCCGTCAAGGGCGCCATCGTCCGATGTTTCCGGGGATTGAAGCGCGGAATTTTGACGGGCCGGCATGATGATTCTTTTTTTTCTGTCTTTCCGTTCCATACGCTACATATTATTTTTCAACAACAACAGACCGAGAGCCAATACACCGGCTCCGGCCAATACGTTTTTCTCGACGACTTCCGTAGATGGGTTATGGTCCGAAGTCCCGTTCTCGATATCCATATTGGCTTTGATTTCGTCGGCCCAATCCTCCATAAATCCGGGGTCGCCTCCATTGGGGTAAGCGTTGACACGATTACGGGGGTTATCTTCATTGAAAAGAGCTATATAACTATCATTTTTCAAATGCTTCAAATCATAAGCCGGTAACAAATTGTACAGATAAGAATAACCTTTATCTTCGTTCTCGTAATATTCAAATTCATATTCATAATATCCCGGATATTGATGTCCCGGATAAAGTTCTCGGAAAAAATCTAATCGTTCCCGATAAGATAGTAATTCATAGGAGTTTCCTGTTACTATCTTAAATATTTCTTGTGCCCAATCTCCACGAGTACGGGATTGTTTTCTTACCAGATAAGCCGGTTCCCCAGCTGGTTTCCAATATCCCGGATAGTGAGAGAACGTGGCAGCCAATGATTGTCTTTGAGATTTGATATTTTTTCGATCGGATTTTGGAAGCAAAGATAATGCCAGATCATCTATGTTAAGGATCTCAGCCCCATATTCGTCATAGGTTATTTCTATTGCATCTTTTCTTTCCCAATATGGATATTCCTTATATAAATAATCAATCCAGTTACCGGCATCCTCCAACACGGAAGAATCGATAAATTGGCTTAAATATTCACTATCGAAAAATTCGGGATAAATAAGTTTTCCGATAAGATCTTCCCGGACGAAAGCGAATTTAAATCCGACAGAAGAATTTTTTTGTGCTTCTATTTCGTCGGAAGTGGGTTTACGACCAACAATATCTTCAAATTCTTTGATAAATACATTTTCCACAAAATCCCGTTTAAGGAATCTCCATGAAAACAAAGATGTATTAAGCCGTAATTCTTCTTTGATAAATACATAATGCCAACGGCCGTCCGGCATATCGACAAATTGACCGGTTAGCTGTATTTGATAAGGTACGTCCCATTCCGATGCAAATCCTTTTTGATGGTTGTACATGTGCGAAATCATTTGATTCGCATGTATGGTATATATAGATATAGATTCAGCCGTAGGACGAGCCCGGAGATTTAAGTAAGAACAGAGGCGCGTTACATCTTTACCGACAAGCTCTTTCGAAAATCCTTTTGCCGCATTCTTATAGGAAGATTCGATATATTTCCAAAACGGAGTACTGTCCGGCCATTCATGATCTAAATCGTCATCTGTCAAATGGGGAACATTTTCGGCGGAATAATTCCAAGTATTTATTTTAAAATTCTGATTAGTTAACTTGGGTGGATTAGCAGAAGCCAATAAGGATTGTAATTCTTTCTCACTGAAAAAATCACACCAAACAGAATCATATATTTTATCGGAATAGACCATATCAAAAATTGTTTTTAATCCACTTCACCGCCCAAATAGCACCTACGGCAATGGCTCCATATTTCAGTATAGAAAACCATGTTATATTGGTTGCACTCTTCCAATACCCCGTTGTAAAAGCCCCTTTCATCTGTCGGTTTATATCGTCTTCCAATATTTGTATTTGTTCTTCGGTCAGATCGACATAAACCTTTTTGATAACTTTATCCGATGCCTTGTAGGTGACATTCGAATTGGATGCGAGAGTCTTAGTCTTGTCATAGACATAATATGCTGCACCCAATGAAAGCGAAACTATGGCAGCAATAACAAGTACGGGAACCCACGCTATACCTACCGCATTTTGTGTTACGATATTCCGAAGGTCAGAAGCGAATTTATCTAAAACAGGCTCACCGTAAACCTTATCGTCCAAGTTGGGCATTGACGCGATTATGTTATTCCGGTTAACGATATCGATATACAGATTGCGAATCTCATTTTTTATAGAAGATACATTTCTACCGGAACTTTCAAGCATAGAACAACCACGAGAGGCAACTAATAGATTGATCATGCTATTTTTATCGTTCTCTATAATAAGATTTAATTGAGATTGCGCCGCTTCGTTATTGATAGGGTCGACCGTCTTTAACTCCACATAATCCTCACGTACCCAACCCCACACATGAACACCGTCGATAGAGCCGAGTCGATACCAGTTCCAGCCGTCCACATTTTCATAATTTCCGTCTGTCATTCCGGCAAAACCTTTTATTTCGTACAGGACATCTGAACTATACGAAGGTTTTGCATACACCGTTACACTGGTAAATCGAGGAAATACCCCTTTATTGAATATGTTAGGATTGTATTTCATATCATGCGAATTGTTTAATCATGCCCAAGAGAGCGGGGTTTTCTTCCAATTTGTCACACAGTTTTTCCAACAGATTCAAGTAGTCCGGCTCGATGGCTTCCAGACGTTCGGCTATTCGCAATATCCGGGAGTTGTCGTCGGTATTCGATTCCGGTGCAGGAACCCGGATAGGCTGCGAAGTTCCGGCTACGCCTACCTGCATGCCCGGACGACCGAAGAACCTTTCGAGGATAGCCGGAAGATAAGGGGCTACACGGCCGATCGCTGACTGCAAAGGGCTTTCCCTTTCCTCTAATTCTTCCTCGTATTCCTTTACCTTCGATTCGAGCTCGGCGATACGGAACTCTTTCTTTTGTGCGTCGAGAGCCGCGGCGATTCTCCGGTCCACTTCAT